GAAAGTTGAGAAAGACGGCTTTTTCCTTCCAAAGAATCTAATTACTAAGAAGAATGAAAGGAAATGTCCTGTTTGCGGGACCTTCTCTTTTGAGATCAAAGATGATCTTTATATGAATAAGTTTGAATGTTGTTTTAAATGCTATATTCAATACGTTGAGCTTAATGAGGAGAAATGGCTAAAAGGCTGGAGACCAAATGATGAGAAGAAGAATACTAAGAAAAAACAAAAAACGGATTGATCCACGATATTTTCTACATGAACAGATCGACCCCACAGATGATATCAACACACCAGAGATGGGCGACACATCTCCAGTTGAGCCACCCGCGCCGGCCGAACCGGCAGCAAAAGAAGAGACCTCTCAACCAGAGTGGGTCGACCGCCAAGAATGGGTTTCGGCAAAGGGCCCTGGTGCCGATGAGACGACAGACGAAACCCACGAAGCGTTGTCTGGGATCCTTGGCTCTGAGTATAACGTAATTGATCCGTTTGATGTTGAACAATTAAGAAAAGTAACAATGGACGCGCATGAGAAAGACATCATCCCTCTTGGAATAGCAGAGGGGTATATTTGGTTTAAAACCGGCGATCACAAATATGGAAAACTTAAACTACAGGCCGCACCCGGCGACGTAGCCTTATAGGAGAAATTAAATGGCAACTGTATATGACATAGTAAAGGGCTTAGCACAGGCAGCGGCAAACGCTTACGATGGTGCACAATATGAAAAATATGCTGCTGATGGCAAAGCTAGAAAGATTGGCCTTAAGCGCGAAGAAGGAGACGCAGTGCTTGATTCGAGAGTGATGGACGGCTTTAAGATCCGGTTCGTTGGGCCCAAACTTATTATCACATATCAGACCGAACTGTCTCTCAAGGAGTATCACAATTCTAAACTTGATGAGGAAATCGAGCGCGTTTATAAAGACATTGTAAAATTCTTAAAAAAGGAATACAAAACAATTACTGGCAATTCTGTAACTTTAACCTCCGATGGCGATGCAGATATTTTTGTACAAAATATGTCGAAAATTCGCACGTGGGCCCAAGCAAAAAAAGTTTATACAATTGGCGGCATGGGGGATGTTGAGGCCATGGAGGACAACAAGCGTGGCACAGCGGATGAAAAGTTGCGCACCGCGGTAGAAAAGTTTCTAGCAATCGGCAAAGATAAATACCCGGGCACTAAAAAGGCAAAAAACAATAAAGCGCAAAAAGGTGCTAAAAAAACAAATGCTAAGGCGTAATGAGTTACAAATTAACAAAAAAAGAGATACTAAAAGAAGCCTTAAAGTGCGGTAAAAATTCCCAATACTTTATAAATAATTATGCCAAGATACCCCACCCGGGCCTTGGCCTGATTCCTTTTAAAACATATGACTACCAGCAAGAATTACTAGAAAATTTTGAAGATCATCGCTTTACTGTCATCCTTAAGGCTCGTCAGCTTGGCATTTCTACAATTGTGGCTGGATACATTGCCTGGATGATGCTTTTTCATCGAGACAAGAACGTTCTTGTGGTCGCTACAAAGTTAAGTACAGCAGCGAACTTGGTTCGAAAAGTTAAAGGAATAATCAAGCATTTGCCAAAGTGGCTGCAATTAGCCAGTATCGACGTAGATAATAAAAATTCATTTGAATTAAGCAACGGGTCGCAAGTAAAAGCCTCTTCAACGTCTGGAGATGCCGGCCGCTCTGAGGCACTTTCTCTTTTAGTCATTGATGAGGCGGCCCACATAGAAACTCTCACTGAACTGTGGACTGGTCTTTATCCTACAATCTCTACCGGTGGGCGCTGTATAGCGCTTTCAACGCCAAACGGCGTTGGTGACTGGTTTCATGAGACTTATGTAAAATCTGAAAGCGGCCAGAATGAGTTCTTTCCAGTAAAGCTTTTGTGGGGTGTACACCCAGAGCGCGATCAGGAGTGGTTTGAAACTGAGACTAAAAATATGAGTAAGAGACAGATTGCACAAGAGTATGAGTGCAACTTTAACACATCCGGAGATACTGTTATTGATGGCGACGACATTGGTAGATTAAAATTAAACATTCGCGACCCGGATTACAGAACGGGCATTGATAGAAACTATTGGATTTGGGAAGAATTTAAACCTGAAAACACTTATTTATTGGTTGCCGACGTTTCGCGCGGCGACGGTGCTGACTTTTCTGTATTCCATATTTTCAAGTTAGAAACAATGGAGATTATCGCAGAATACCAAGGAAAGGTTACGCCTGATTTGTTTTCTGATATAGTTTTTAATGCTGGAAGAGAATATGGTAGCGCGATGGTTGTTGTAGAAAACAACACTGTAGGTTTCGCAGTCTTGGACAAACTAATAGAAAAAGGATATCCGAACATATATCATTCAATTAAATCATCCCATGAGTATATCGATCAATACCAGGCGGAAACAACGTCGAGCGCGGTTGCTGGGTTTACGACGTCTCTCAAAACGCGCCCTTTAATAGTTGCTAAGTTTGAAGAATTCATAAGAAATAAACTATTGACTATTTATTCTAAGAGATTGATTAATGAGCTTGATACTTTTATTTGGAGAAATGGCCGGCCAGAAGCACAAAGAGGGTATCATGACGACTTAATCATGGCCTGCGCGATAGGGTGCTGGGTGAGAGACACAGCTCTGATTGAAAATCAACGAGATTTGGAGTATAAAAAGGCATTTTTAAATTGTATAATAACAAATAAGACCGAATTGGATAGTCGAATCCCTGGCATGCAAAAACCCGCACACACAGAAGTTTTTGAAAAGGCAATCGATTACAAAAAAAAGATGAAAGATTACATTTGGTTACTGAAAGGATAAAATAAATGGCGAACGATAAAAATACAAAGAACCCGCGGAATCCAGACTCATCGCTTTATAAAAAGTTAACAAAACTGTTCTCGGGCCCGCTCATTAACTACCGTTCTCAGAACACAAGACAGCTTAGGCGCCGCAGGCTAGACAAATACGCCAAGACTTTTAAAGACGTCGGAGGTCAGAAATTCCAAAGAGTGGGCTATAACTCGTTTGATAACCACTCGTCTTACATGATGGGCACACAAGGTCGCCTGCAAAGATATGCGGACTTTGACCAGATGGAATACACTCCAGAAATATCATCGGCTTTAGATATATACGCAGACGAGATGAGCACCCACACTCAAACCCACAGCGTACTTCTGATTAATTCAAACGATGAAGAGATAAAGAGCATTTTAGACACTCTTTTTTATAATGTTTTAAACGTTAATTTTAATTTGTTTGGTTGGTGTCGCACCATGTGTAAGTACGGTGATTTTTATTTATATTTGGACGTTGACGAATCGTTGGGCATAAAGCAAGTTGTTGGCCTCCCCACCCCAGAGATTGAGCGCATGGAGGGGCAAGACAAAACTAATCCAAACTACGTACAATACCAGTGGAACTCTGGTGGCGTCACTTTTGAAAATTGGCAAATTGGACATTTTAGAATTCTGGGGAATGATAAATTTGCTCCCTACGGTACATCTATTTTGGACGGGGCCAGACGAATTTGGCGACAGTTGATTCTTTTAGAAGACGCGATGATGGCATATCGAATCGTACGCGCCCCAGAAAGAAGAGTGTTTAAGGTGGACGTAGGGAATATTCCACCACAAGATGTTGAACAATATATGCAGCGCATTATAACCTCCATGAAGAGAAATCAAGTTGTCGATCCAGACACAGGTCGCGTAGATTTACGATATAACCCACTTAGTATCGAGGAGGATTATTTTATTCCTGTTCGCGGCGGAATTGGTACAGAAATAGTTTCATTGCCAGGTGGTACGTATACTGGCGATATCGATGACGTTAAGTATCTGCGAGACAAAATGTTTTCTGCGTTAAAAATTCCAGCGTCTTATTTATCCAACGCAGAAGGTGCGGAGGTAGACAAAGCAACGCTAGCGCAAAAAGACATCCGGTTTGCCAGAACGGTACAAAGACTTCAACGATCTGTTGTAACTGAACTAGAGAAGGTAGCCATTATTCATCTTTACACTCTTGGCTATAGAGGGGACGACCTATTGTCTTTCTCCCTTAAGCTTCACAACCCTTCTAAGATTGCAGAAATGCAGGAACTTGAGCAGTGGAACACTAAATTTTCTGTCGCCGCTCAGGCTGTTGAAGGAATGTTTAGTAAACGCTGGTTAGCTCGAAGTTTATTTGATATGTCAGAAGAAGAGTTTTTGCGCAACCAAAGAGAAATGTTTTACGACGTACAGTTCTCAGCAGCCCTTGCCGCAGTCGAAGCTGGCGGCGGTGAAGCCGCCGTCGCGGGCGCTGGTGGAGGCATGGGGGGCATGGCAGACATGGGTGCTCTTGGCGGCGAAGAAATGGGCGGCGAGATGGGCATGCCCGAGGAAGGGGACACCCTTCCACCCGAAGAGGCCGGCCCACCCCCCGAGGCCGAAGGCGCGCCAGAGGCAGAGACATCGCTACTCGCGTCTCCTGGGAAAAGAGATGACCAAGCATGGACCAAGGCTTGGGTCAGCGCTAAAAAGGATGGCTCTTATGTTACGCCGCGCTCCAAGGGCAAGGCGTATAAGCGCGTCACAGCCGACAAGCGTCAAATGGGCGCCCGCAAGCGGCACATGCGCGCGCAGGGCTCCCACGAGATCGCCAGGCTTCCAGCGCGCCAATTGAGAATGCTGCCGGCAGGCGCCTCTGAATTGTTGGGCCTGGGAAAAGGTATTTCCGAACACAAAGAGACTATTTATAATGATGAAGAGCGCAAGTTGCTTGAATCAAGTCAAAGTATAAAAGACTTAATAAAAGAATTGGAACAAAAAGATGACGTTAAGACTAAAACACAATAAAAAAAGAAATACGGCACTTCTTTACGAGATGTTGGTTAGAGAGGTTATCAAACAATCGGTTGATAAAGATACAAAAAAGCGAAACAAGGCGATTTCTCTTCTAAAAGAGTGCTTTAGCAAAGGCACAGAGATTGGAAAAGAGTTGCAATTGTTTAAAAACCTGTTAGAAACTAAGAATTTACTTCCCTACACGGCAGAAAAATTGATTCAAGAAACAAAAAAAGAATATGCCACCCTGGACATTAAGAAAGTTTTTAGCGAACAGAGCATACTTATTAAAAAAATAAATAAAGAACTCTCTAGTAGTGTTTTTTCTAATTTTGTCCCAAACTATAGAAGCATTGCAACATTATCACAAGTATTTGGCGAAGATGTCAGTATAAAAAAACGCATTATCTTAGAAGAAAACATTTTGAAGCAAATGACGGCCATAAAAAGACCACTGAAAAAAGAAAATACAAAATTATCTACCCTCGTTGTAAATAAGTTTATAAGTAAGTTTAATAAAAAATATGGGGAGTCGCTTTTAGAACGACAGCAGGAGCTTCTTGGAAAATATATACTTTCCTTTTTAGACAATGGCGCCGATTTTAAAATCTATTTGAATGAAGAAATAGGAAACCTAAAGAAAACTATTGACGGCGCCTTTGGTTTGGAGGAAGTTGCACGGGACGTTGGCATGTCTTCTAAAATGAAAGAAGTTAAAAAACTTTTAGAAACAACAAACCAAAAACCGATTGACCAAGAAATGCTGCAGCAAATTTTGAAAATCCAAGCTTTAGTAAAAGAGATCGAATCATAATGACTATTAATGTAACAGTTGAGAACCCCATTGACGCCAGGATTAGACTAAAGGCTCGCAAAACTCTAGACGGCAACATATTGATTTTAGACCATCCAGAGATTGATATTGTGCTGTCTCCTAAGAAAAATAAAGTTTTAGCGGTATCAAAAAGCCAATATGGAGATCATGTGTACGCAACTCAATCTCGACTTTTTGATTATCTTGGCAAGAAGGGCGTCGTCGACCCCGGCACTGTCCGCGGCGGCAACATTTTTGGCTCGCTTGAAGGTACGATATTAGAAAGCATCGATCCAGAGGCGGCCGATCCCGTTCAAATGACTTTATATAGTGTGGTAGGCTTCTTAATAGAAGAGAAGCCACACTATGCAGCTGCTCGGGATTACGAAAAGTCCTTTGAAGAGGAGCTTTTAGACCCAGACGACGCAGATTCTACTGAGCTTGGGGAGGTACCTCACAAACCACGCAAGGGAACCATGACACAGTACGCCGGCATTAACACTGCATACGGGTTGTATGGAATGTATCAAGAGTAATAAGAGGTTTTAATGGAATTAATTTATTTTGTCCTCGCCGCTTACGGCCTAACACAAATTTTAGTTTTTGGTTCAATTTTTAATAAAGTCCGCCCGCCAAAAGAATATTTATATGGTCTAGGAAAACTATTCCACTGCCCGATGTGCATGGGGTTCTGGTCCGGGATATTTTTGTTTGGAATTAATGGACACACAGAACTATTTACTTTTGAATATAAAGTGGCCAATGCGCTTATTTTGGGATGTTTAAGTTCTGGAACTACTTACCTGATGAGTGCATTGATTAATGATTTTGGGTTTAAAATAACCCACAAAAACGAAGGAGATTGTCACCATGGTTAAAAAAAGATGGATGTTACGCCCGGTCGCTCATTGTTGCGGGGGGTCTTAAATCATGCGGGCGCCGCCCGCAAGAAGGAAAAATAAATGTCAAAATCACTTTTACGAGAATTTTATGAATTAAAGTGCGACGACCGCGGTTGCCAAGACCTGTTAACGGAATCTGAAAAGAAAGAAGTTAGCTCCGGAGCGCTTATCTTTCCGGCCAAACTGCAGGAATCGGATGCAGTCAATGGAAACGGACGCGTGTACCCTCATAACGTATTGACGCGAGAAGTTAAAAACTATATGAAACTTGTTAAGGAGGGCCGCGCGATTGGAGAGTGCGATCATCCCGACGAGAGCGTGATAAACCTTAAAAACGCCTCTCATATGGTTAACAGAATTTGGTGGGACGGCAAAAATCTCCTCGGCACGATTAAGGTTTTGAGCACACCAGCCGGCAGTATTCTAAGAGGACTGTATGAGAGTGGGGTAAAGTTTGGCTTCTCATCCAGAGCGCTCGGCTCTTTGAAAGAAGACAAGGGATCACAAGTAGTGCAAGAAGATCTTCAATTGATCTGCTTTGATGCAGTTTCTGAACCCTCGGCGCCAGGCGCCTACATTATGCGTGAGGGGGTCGAAAGAAATTTAAATCAAATATTTACAAAAGGCGATAGAATCCATCGCGCATTAAATAATATTTTATAGAGAGAGCAAAATGAAACGAACAGAATTAAAAACCATTCTTAAGCCATTAATCAAGCAGTGCGTTCGAGAAGCGCTTTTAGAAGAAGGCATTCTTTCCGGCGTTGTATCGGAAGTTGTTAAGGGCTTCACCCCGCTTTTAACAGAAAACGTTGTGCCCAAGGAGAGCACCGCCGAGGACAAACAAAAACAAAAACTTGTTGAAGAGAACCGGCGCGCCATCGAAGAAGCAAAATATCAGCGCATAAAAGAACAAAAAATAAAAATGCTTAACGCAACAGGCTTTGGTCAAGAGATTTTTGACGGAGTAAAGCCGCTTTCTGCGGCCGGCCCAGATTCGGGCGCCAATCCAGGGCCCTTGGCCGGTACGAGCCCGAATGACGCCGGCGTCGATATATCTGGAATTATGGCTATCGGCGGCAATAAGTGGAAAAATCTTATTTGAAAAGAGGAAAATTTATATGGCTAATAGACCTATCAACGTAGAAGTGAAACCAAGATACGACAATGAAAACATAGAAAGAATCGTTCGTCGCTTTACGAAAAAATGTAAGAAGGAACGCGTTGTAGAAAACTTTAGAGAGCGCTCTCGCTACGAGAAGCCATCGGTGAAACGAAAGAAAGAAAAGGCGCGCCGGAAAAAAGTTTTACAGAAATTAAGAATTGAAAGAGAAAAGAGTTTAAAATAACTATTTATTAACAAAGGAGTGCTAAAATGCCATTTTATCCCGGTATGGGTGTCGGACTAAGAAACGTAGGGTCATATCAAGTAGCCGGCCACCCTTATATAACTGGTTCCACGTTGGTTACTAATGAAGAAATGAAGGTTTCTTTTCCATACGTAACTAAATCTATAACCGTGATTGCATCTGGGAGCGCGTCTAGCATTAGGATACACTTTAACGCTACTGGCTCCGGGAATGTAAGAACGGGCAAACACTATATTTCATTAAATAGCGCTGAAGACGCTGTTACGTTTAACACAAAGTGCAAAGAAATATACATTTCAAGCGCTAACGGCGGTGGCGACAAAGGGTTCCAACTTATGGCTTCTTTGACTGGAATAGAAGTGGGCCACATGTACGATTTAACCGGTTCGGGCCTTACCGACTAGGAGACAAGCTTTATGGGATTCGGCGACGGGTTTAGCCCTTCAAAATCAGATGTAGACAGCTCTACCAAGACTGGTGGAAGTCTAGACCAAAACCACCAATTTACAGGTAGCATTTATATTACTGCTTCTGTTACAAGCCTTTCCGCATCCAGCAGAATTTCTGCCAGCCATTTTATTGGCGATGGATCTCACCTGACAAACCTTCCGGGCGGTGGCGGTGGCGGTGGCGATGCCACATCTCCCGCCGACCCCGACCGGTCAATACAATTCAACAATGGCGGCGATTTTGGGGGGAATGCGGCCTTAACGTATACAAACAACGGTCTTTTTTCTGCATCTTATGGTGCGCACTTTGGTGAAACCGTAGTCTTGGGGTATCAAGGGGCCTCTCTCAAGTTGAGTGGCTCGCTGACCGGGTCTATAATCTCTGGTACTTATTTCCACGGGAATGGCTCCAATCTTCACGGCGTCAACGCGACTGCAACACCGGCCGGCGCCGATCGACAAATACAATTTAATAATGACGACAGCATGGGCGCGAATGCCGCCTTGAAATTTACAAGTAATGGGCTACTTTCTGCATCTTATGGTGCGCACTTTGGAGAAACCGTCATTTTATATAATAGTGGCGATTCTCTTAAACTAAGTGGTACGATGGTTGGCCAGGCCATCTCCGCTTCTGACGGAGCGCAGTTCGGCAGCGAAGTAATTATAGGTGGCGGAGGCACCTCTTTAAGGCTAAGTGGGACACTAAGCGCCAGCGCCATTGTTTTAAACGCGGCCCAAGGAGAGTCCCCACCGATGTTGGTTGTCGACGACACTGACGGATCTGCCCGTATCGGGCGCACACACATTGGCTATGATGGCGCTAATTCCGATATGGCCGTTTTTGCCCATCAGGATAATGCCACTCAAACCAATTTTTCTTTACGCCAGCGCGCGAATGGCCAGACTGAACTAAACGCCAAGGCAGGCCAAAGCATCACTTTTAAAGTGGCCTCTGCAACTAAAATGCAAATTGGCTCGGCCGGAGACGTTGGGATCGGACCGAATTATTCGCCCGGATATCTATTGGATGTTTCCGGCTCGACGCGACTCGGCGGCGGCGCCGCATCTTCAGGTAGCAATCATTTTATTAGTGGGAGCGTCTATATGGGAGCCCCCACAACGCCAACGTTTGAACTAAATGCCCCCAATGGCACCGTCACAATTAACGCAAATACTGGTGAAAACTCTGGTGTTACTATCGCGGGACCAACTTCATTGACGGGCTCTGGAAATTACGATGTTTTTAAAGTTGAGTGCGAAAATGAAACCTCGGACAACGGCCGACCCTCATTTGTGGTAAACGCCACCGGCGTCGGCTTCGCGCTTGGCCAGCCTAGCTGCAGCTTAGATGTTGCTTGGAACCCAACAGGCCTAGGCGACAACACCGGTGGCGGTGAAAGAGTTTATTTCGGAACACCGGATTCTTCGTCCCTTCATCAAGGGGCTCTTTACTACTTAAACGATTCGGGCCGTTGGGCCAGTGCCTCGGCTGGCGCCACGGGTTCGGGCGAAAACACTCTATTAGGCATCTCAATACATACAAACCCCCAAAATCACGGAATGGTTACGCGCGGGTACTTCGACGTTGCAACTTATTTTACGGGAACATTTGTTCCCGGCCGCGCAGTTTATATTCATTCCGGCGCCGCAGGATCTGAAGGGTACATGAGCAGCGAGAGGCCATCCGGATCAGATAGTTATGCACGAATCGTCGGATACGGGACCAGTCAGGCGAACGTTATTTACTTTAACCCCGGAACTAACTGGGTCGAGTTGAACTAGGTCATGGCCCTCGGTACTTCAAAGCCAGTTTGTTATTATCAATTCGAGAACAACGCAAATGACACTTCAAATGCCGGAAACGGCATGAACGGTACCATGGTCGGCGGCAGCTATGAAACAGCAGAGAAA